ATTACCGCTTCTATCAATAGACTCCTCGTTGAAAGAAAATGATGCAACAGCACCTCTGCTCTTTGCACCCCTGCGATAGTTATTTAGTTTGACAATATCTGCACTTGGGAAGTTTGCTCTCATTAAGAGGTTCTCAATGGCATCTCCAACATAAGCATTTTGCATAAAAAAACCGTAGCTGATTGTTCTTTCTGATAAGAACTTACCCCAGTCTTGAAGGTTTGCACTAACAGACATGTCTGTTCCAGATGACCATTCGTCAACATAGAATGTTCCATTTTTTACATATTCATAAATATCAAACCGAACTTCACAGCCAGCCGTGTGTGATTTTGCAATCGTGTTGCCATACCCTCTCTCCAGAATGGTAACAACATTAGATGAATTAACCGATGCACAGAGAATCGTTTCTTCTGATTGAGTATCTTTATCCAAAACTACAATAAAGCTATCTCCAGCACCACCAGCAGGAAGCACTGATCTGTCCAAAACAGTGAAGGACATATCTGCATTGGATATGTTAGATTGCAAAGTTGTAGTTAAATAAGATGCATCAATATTGTCAGATGGTGGTTTCTTAATTCTCCAGCCCGTGTATATTTCAACCTCAAGGTCTTTAACCATGTATTGACCATATGTTGAGCTATTGCTGAATATGTTAAACACTTTGGTTGTATTATCAAGATTGAGATCAACTGATGCTATTTCAGAGCCGCCCACTGGTAAGCTTGTTGAGTGAACATCTCTTGCTCTATTTACTGAGTATGAGATTACATAATCACTAATATCTGTTTCATAAATAGGAACAATCTCTTGTATGCGAGCATAATCTTGTGGATTTACCGTTGTGTAAACGGTTACTCTAATTCTAGAAACATTTTGTGACGATAGTGCCGTTGATAGTATATGATCTTGATAATACGAACCCGCTGGGATTGTTCCAACTTCGCTTAATAATGTATTTAGCGAACCATCAAATACCTGTAGCAGGTATGTTGAAATCTGACCATAGAACTCTGATGTTACAATTCTTACCTTATTAACTTTTCTTGTTGTAAAAGTAGCTTCAACATAAGGATTTGTAGCAAACTGATAACCATCGTATGTAGCGTGAGCATTTGCTGTACTTACACTATTTGACCACCACCCAAATTCAAGATTACTTCCAAGCTGTGTATTTGAAATATCTGACGATGTGAGTGATGGCATTGCATACCATGAACCATCTGCCCTAATGACATTACCATCAATATCTTTTGCACCAGCAACAGCCCAAGTAAAGGACTGTCTTTTTATCCCGTTCATAGCCTCTTTTGCAGGAAAGAAAAAACCTCTGCCTGGATAGGCATTGCTTGCTGGAGCATCATTGGTTGTAATAACCAAATTATCAACATGTCTACTGTCCAACCATTTGATAATAATTTTTGGCTTAATTCTTTGAGCAGGAGATGTTATTGCTGTATTAAAAGAGCTAGACAGCTCTTTTCCATACATTCCAGATGTTAGCATCTACACCTCCTCTAGCGTCATAGAGCAATCAAAATAGTATACATCATCTACAAGATCTCTTCTTATTAAATTTTCAGAAAAGGTTGATACAAAAACCATAACATTCTCTTCTGTATAGGGAGTAACTCCGTTCTCATCTTGATTAATAATTGTTAATGTATGAACATCTGGGTCCATAGCTACTGTCTTAAGGTAATTTCTTGACTCTCTATAGTCCACTGTCTTGCTACTATAGTTTGGAATAAAGCTCCATTTAATATTAAATGTTCTCTTGCCAGAAGAATTTGCTGCATTATTCTTATAGTATCTAGACGAATCACCAGCCCAATTTATATTTTCAACGAATAATGGTGTTACAGAGTAATCAAATGTTCTTGTTTGATTAGTCAATGGTTTTCCATCAAGCATTAATAGAGCCCTGATTAGCGAACTATCTGCAGTTATGTTCGCTCCAAACCTAATTGCCTCTGCACGAACATCCAGATTGTTAAGTATATTAATTCTTATTGTTGCTAAGAATATCTTGCCAGCGGTAGTGAGATTTACCTGACCAGATAGGTTTGCAACAGCAAAAGCAATTCTTGTTCCATTTGAAACCATTGATGAAAGAATTGCTATTTGAGATGCGCTATATGATGTTTTAACCATAGATGCAGACACTGATGAGTCGGAGCTCAAGACGCAAGATGAGATTAAAATCTTTGTTCCGCTTGCTACAGAGTTAGAATCAGCGGAGAGTGAAGCACTTGCATAAGCAATCTTTGTAATATTTGTTTCAACAAGAACTTCTGCTGAAATTACAACATCACCATCCTGTCTTTCTGTTGCAATAACAACAGTTGCGCCATCAACAGCAAGATTTGCTGCTGCATATGCAATCTTGTATGCATTTGATGTGAGCTGAGAATTTGATGCAATCGTAATATTTGTAAATCTGAACTGATAAGAAGATACTGTTAGTGTTACACTACTGTTGATATCAATAGTGACATCCGCAGCATCCGCTTGGTAGAAATCTATACCACGATTAAGTGGTTCACTAAATGAATAAAAACTATCTGACATTTTCTATTTCTCTTTAAGAGAAATCTCAACATTGTAGTAGGCACATTGGTTGGGGATATCTCTTCTCACTAGTGTTTCGCTGTATGATTCAACATAGACAACAGTATTATAAGATGGTTCTGCTGGATCTAAGGTGATTGATAAACTTGCAGATGAAGATGTTTTGGCAACTGATAGCAGATAGTTTCTTGCCTTACGACCATCAATTGTTCTTTCTGGATGGTCTGGGAGATACTGAAAAGAAAGGGTGTATACATTCTTAGCGTTCTTAATAAACCTTTTTTTATTCCCGTTTAATAATTCAACATTTGACGCAGATGTTGCCATTGAGCTTGAGAATAGGCGACCATGCTCGGTAATTTCTTCCCCATTAATAACTACCAAATGTGTAATACCAGATTGTTGATTTTGTATTGTAGCTACCATTTAGAAACCGCCCTGTATTCCATTATAACTTGTAAATGTTCTTGATTCTAAACCAGCTGCCTTTTGTTGTCTTGGGAGTACATTAACATTGTAATCCTTCATCATTCCCTTAAACCATTCTTCTTCCCCGATAAAGGTGTCAACATTAATATTGACGGTTGATACACTTGTTGATCCACCACCACCTGCGTATGCTGGTGCTCCAGAAGGTGCTGTAAATCTTGATTGATTAATTCTTTGCATTGTTCCTAGACCCATATTTCTTACAGCATTTGCATTAACAACATACTCACCACCATGAAGGATTGCAGGAACTGGCATTGAAGGTGAACCAGGAACATAGCCACCAACTTTATATCCAGGAAGTTGCCCTATTAGAGTGTCTGTTGGCTTTCCACCATAAAAATTCAATCTTGGGTCAACACTTCTCATAACCTCTTGCAAGAATTCCAAAGATTTTTTATGCAACAGTAGTTTGTACTGCTCATTATTTGAATCTCTTTTAATCGCCATTGATCTCTCAACAGAATCTCTAATTTGCTGAAGAGCGTTGCTGTCTAATTCGTCTGATAGAGCTTGTGAATAATTTGATGAAATTGCATTATATGCTCCAGACAACGAACGAGCAGGTAATGATTCAGATGAGCTCAATAATGAATTAAGAACTAATCTTAGCTCTTGCATTTGATCTGGAGGCAGATCAACAGTATCCATTGGTTTTTGCCATCTAGCTATGACATCTGGAAATTGAGAGACCATAGCAGTACCTTGCCATCCTTCTGGATCTGGTATCTCGTTCTTCATTCTAACAATATAACCACCTGTTGGTTCTTTAAAAATGTGACGCATTAAAGTTCTAAAATCACCATTTTGATCACCTAATAAAACATTAGTATTTGAAAGAGGGAAATTTCCTTCTTTTATACCAGAAGATGGATCATAGCCAAATAACATACTCATATTATTTAAGATTGGATTACCACTAGTATTATTTCCAAGATAAGCAAACATTTGCTCAAAATCAAATCTTTGAATAAGACCAGGGCTATCATATGTTACAAGCTCTTTAAACTTAGTCATATCTCCTTTATTCTTGGCTTCAATCAATTGAAGCAAGAAATCATAGGCTCTTGCAACATACAGCCGACCTGCGCTAAAGCTATAAGCAGCACCTTTGAGCAATGGATATCCAGAAACTGGACCGAACGAAGTCATATGCTTGAGCGCACTTGATGCTAAATCAGTTCCAATGTTTTCATCAACGCTTGCTGGTGGTTTTATTTGACTTAGACCAGGAATGGCTCCTTTATGAATCCCAATTTCAGATGGTGTCAAATTGCCGACTACTTGATCATATAGATCTGTTTTTTCTATTTTTGTCTTAACATCAAGTGGGAATTTAAAGTTTTCAAAATCCCAAATATCAGTCATATCAATAACATCTCCAGTATTTGCTGTTGATCTTCCTGTTGGATTAGGTAGCCCAATCATCTCCATAATTGATTGGATTATTCCAGGATTATCGTTTGCCATTCTAAACGGAAGAGAGCTAGAACCTGAGGTTGTGGATGCAATTTCATTAAACTGAGTCTCAAGGAGGGAAGCGCCAGTTTTCTTTATGTCATCAATCTGGTTAAATGTAGGGAGTTTAAAATAGTTTCCTGTGCGTATTCCTTTTTGACTTTCCATTCTAAACAACATCAAAGCTTGGAAAATTTTATTTGTTTGTTGATCTTGAATTAATTTTTTCCATGCATCAATTTCAAAATTATTAATTAATTCTTTTTCTGCTAGGAAATCAAATGGTATATCCTTTATGTCATTTATTCCACCAAGAGCATCGGCGTACTGAACTGACGCTACTCTACCGTAAGATCCCCCAGCGTATGAAACTGATTTTGCCCATTCATCAGTAGCCGTAAAAGGAGATAGATTTAAAGGTTGCATCTGAGGTGTGCCCGTCTGAACAGATACTGGATTAAACATTTTTATAGGGCTGGCTAGTGGTTTTGACATATCTGGTATTACATAATCCATAGTCTTCATACCTAGCTCTTTACCAGCAACTGATAGCCCCTTTTCTGGATCATAGAAAGTGCTAGAGGTTGGTTTCCATAGCTGCCCGATGATATCTCCATACTCACTTGGCATGAATTCTTTTAAGATGTCATTTACACCACCAAGATTTGTACTCTTTGTGTATTCAAGAAGCGTTTTTGTATTAAGTTCAAATCCAGGATATTTACTTGCTAAGTCTGGGACAACCAGAGAAGCTTGTCTGCGCATTCTTTCTGCCAAGAAAGTATTGAAATCTTCAATTAAGAAACCAGCCAGCATACCATATGCTTCACCTGTCCCAGATGTTGAATTGTATTTTGCTTCTTCTCCAATCATATCAAGCACAGTCGCAACCTTATACAATTCACCATTTGGTGAAATTGTTTCTGGGTATATTGATCTTAGGGATGCAAATGCTAGATTTCTGCGTGAATATGGAGTTGTTAATGTATTTAATATATTTGGGTCTTGATCAAGCTGTCCAGTCACCATTAGCAATAAAGCTTTTTTAAGTTCTCTTGAAGCATCAGTGCCGCCAAACAAAGCAGCCTGCATCATGTTCAACTCAGGATCTGTTGAACCTGGCTGGAATGCGCTAGTCAATCCAGGGATTCCTGTCTTTTTCTTAGTGAGAGCGTCTAATACAAACTCTGGAGTATAGTACTTAGTCTCTTGATTTCTTGTAATTGTTTTTCTAAACTCATCCATGATCGGTGATTCTGGAGTGTACATTCCTGGATTCATAGCTATTTGAGTTGCAAACCCAGTGCTGGTTTTATCAGTTACACCAGAACCTTTTCCTGTTTTTACAGAGAACATTGGATATTGTTTTTTAAATGTTGGATCAAACAAACTTTTTTTGCTAAATATTGCTGCGACTGAACTTGCAATAGCATCTTCAAAATCATTATTAGAAATAACACTTTCAGGATATCTCAATCTGAGCATTGCCTTGGTGTACTTGCCAATATATCCAAGCTGTGATTCATACAAACTTGCTTTTCTCAGAGAGAGAATATTATCAATACCCTCACCGCTTGGGAAAGCTAGGTCAACTCCAGCGTTAACAAAAAGATCATGAAATTCATTTGAAGATAACATTATTTCATTTGCAAATTCATCAAGATCAAGTCTTTGTCTAACATTAAATATCTTAGCCATCATCTCTGATTCAACATTTGGTTTTCTAAAATTAATCTTCTCTAATAGATCTGGTATTGTAAGTTTTGCCTTCTTGGAGAAAGCTGGATTTAGCGGATCTGCAAGAGGTCTTCCTGGAAGGATTGGGTTCCCATATTTATCAAATGTTGATTTGTAGTACTTTTCTTCACTCCCAAACATGTCATAGACAGGTAACTTAGGAAGACCTGCGGTTTCTCTGTTAGCAAAAACTTCTGAAGCGGTATAATATCCTCTCTGTGTTCTTGTAAGATATTTTTGATAAAAGCTGTCATATGCGGAAGCATATTTATCTTGAACTAATGATGTCGCACTCTTGAATATCCCTGGTTTTTTAACTACTGCACTAGAAGCAGCAGATGCACCCATGCCTGGAACTTCATCAAGTGGAATCCAACTGAACGGATCTGATGGATCTTGAGTCATTTCAGTTAATCTAATTGAGGGAGTAGGAACTGTGCCTGCTGAGCGATTGCCAAGCAATTGTTCTAGTATATATTGTCTTCTTTGAATCAATGATGTCGCATAGTTTAATGCAGTATTGTTGTGTGGAATAACTGAATGAGCAATCTCTGATATTCTTTCTGGTGTTATTAGTTTCAATTTCTGCGCTGAAGCAGCCATATCCTCTGGAGACATTGAGCCGAAAACTTTGGATGCATTAAGATATGATCCATGATTGAGAGGATCTGTTGTCATGCTCTTAAGCTCACCGACAATGTTGGTAAACTGTGTATGAGTATCTGGATTTGACATCTTAGGTTTTCCAGTTCCAGTGAACTTCAGTGAACCACCAGCGTCAATTCTTACTGGAACCCCAGACTCTGAATTAAGAATATTAGGGGTATCCCAACCAATAACATCGTAGTTACCTAACCATGCATCAACTGCAAAATCTTTTTGGATCAATTTAATATAATCAGGCGATGATAACTGATCAGCAAATGAGTTTAGATTGGTTGCTTTTGGAATGATTTCTGAAATGAGTGCTGGACCATTATCAGTCATAATCGTTTTCAAATTAGTTGTTGCAACACCTAGCTCTCTATAAAGAGCATTTGCAAGCAATTCGTTTTCAATAAGTTCTTGAGTCGTTGCGTATTGACTTGTTGGCTGTTTCACATAATACTGAAGTTTGCTGGATGGGTTTTCGTAGAGTCCTCCTGGGTTAAATCCTTGCTTTTCACCAATCTTAACCAGGCTTGAGAAATCCAATTCAGGTTCTACTGAGGAGCGAACCTGGGCATTAGAAGCAGCAATAAGAGTATCAATAGAACTACTAGGACTACCAGCCATAGTGGTATCAATGAAGCTACCAGAACCAATTGACCCAAATTTAGGACTAAAGCCGCCTTGAGGCATTGTCATTCTTCCATTCAAAACATCAGCAATCAATGTAGATGGTGCTTTGCCAAATGTTTGTTTTATTGCCCCTGCTGGGTCATATAGATTGTTAAAACCGATTAGTTCTGGAGCTATTGGTGTCTTAGCCCCTCCAGTCATTTTTGCATAAGAAGACTGTATTCTTCCTAACAGGTTTTTATTAGATAGAACAGTTGTTAATCTATGAGCTCCAGCCTTACTTGCAGATGAACTTAGTGCTCCAGAAACCGCAGCAGCACCTCCTTCACCAAGAGTTGCTGTTAAAATAGATGCCCCTATTTTTGAAGTTGCTGCACGAGATATACCTGTTTTAACCGCACTGTTTATAAAACTTCCACCACCTAATGTTCCAATGCCGATTGAGTCCATAATTGCTTTATCACCCGCTAGAGCAAAAGCTGTTTTTTTCCAACCTGGTATTTTTTCTCCAGACATTCTTTCATAAGTATTTAGCTCATTCATTGCTGTTTGATATGGTTTACCAACAGTTGTTAGCTGACCATATTTACGAGGAACAAGAGGTATAGAAGCACCAGTTCCATAAAATAAATCATTTTGCCTTCTTGCGATATTATTAAGAGGATTTTGACTCTTAGAAGGTATAGCTGTTTCAATAAGCCCAGCAGCTGCGTTATATAAACTTACACCACCTACAACACCAAGTTGTTTAACAGAGTCTGCCACAGAATAAGCAAACTTACCAGTGCCTATTGCAAAATCACTTGCTTTAAAAATTGCTTTCTCAACAAGATTTAGACCTTTTTCTTTTTTCCAATTAAACGGTTCATCTGCAACTTTTTTAATTTGCTGCTCTACCCTATCTGCAGACCCTCTTGTGTTTGAAGCTGTACCTTTCTTTCCACCTGGAACTTGACCACCCTTAATGAATTTTGGAATAAGGTTATTATTCATCTTATTCAAAGCACCTACACCGATTCTTGAAACCGCCTTCGCATTAAGAATGTATTCTCCACCATGAAGAAGTGTTGGTACACCTTCTTGTGTTGGCGCTGGGATGAAGCCCTCTGGATACCCTTGATTTTGATTTTGCGCTCTTGATGGAATTATTCCACCCTTCTTGAAGCCCTTGTAATTTCCAATAAATTCTTGATATGTAAGCGCTCTTAAATTTCTGGCGGCTCTAAGTTCATTATTTCTTGCAAAAGCATCTGCCCTACCCGTTCCAGCATATGTACCTGTAGGATTAAGAGGAGTGCTGCTACCTGGAGTTCCACCACCTGGTCCACCCGCTGCTGCATCTGCAGCGCCTGCTGCTGCATCTTTTGCTGCATCTGCGGCTGCTTTTAGTTCAAGGTATTTATTAATTGCTGGATCAAGACTCTTTCTTAGCTTCTCCATCAGTGCTGGGTTTAGATCCACCATGTTCTGGAAGCTTCTAAGGATGCTTAGGTTTCCATCAATGATTGCTTGATTGAAAACCTTTGTTGGCTCTGCTTCATCCAGTGCCTTCTTAAAGTTTGTAATGAAATCGTTCTTAACCTCATCTAAGAACTTGGTCTTCATATCCGTAAAGTTCTGAGCGAGACCAGATGTTATTACACCGAACGAATCAATTACTAACTGCTTTCCTTCACCGAACTGTACTCCCATTCCAGCGAGCATTCCGATAGTAATACCAATTACAGTGTTTTCACTCTTATCAGATCCAAGACCAAATTTTTCTTTTGCTACTAATACAAGTTCGTCAAGATTTGTTGCAAATGGTCCAATAACCTTGTTTGGCATCTTGTCTGCAATTGTGGTTGCAAAACTTTCAAACATCGTACCAAATGTTGTATTCATATTGGTAGCGTTTGTTTCTGTTAATGTTTGAAGTTCTTGTAGTTGCGCCGTGTACTGCTCAACAGTAACTGGTGCAATCTTTGTAATTAGAGCAGCAGACTCTTGGAACTTAGCAATTGATTCCTCAAAGAATAATGAAGCCGCATCTTTTGCTTCGTTAATAGCTTCCTTGAGAGCATCAAGGTTTTCTTTTGCGAGATCCTTTGACCTTTCTTGCTCAATTGTTAAAAGGTCACTACTAAATCCTTTTTCATCAGCGCTCTGCTGAAGCTGTAGCATTCTTGCGTCATCAACACGACCTTCATAAACAGCCAATGCGTAGTTTCTACGGAACTGCTCATTACTAAGAGCTTGGTTGTCAATAATCTTTCTTCTATTGTTTTCGTATTCTTTCTTCTTGGTAAGTGATTCTTCTGCCTTTTCAAGCTTACCAAGTGTTTTGATTTGGACATCAAATACTTTTAGAGCAGATGTTTTTTGCTTTTCAAGAGCCTTAACGGATGCATCTACAAACTTAGTTAATGCATCTGCCATCTCTCCAGCAACATAATCTTGAAGTTTCTGAATGGCATCAACAATGCCCTCCTCAATGGCTTTTGCAATTTTTCCAGTAGCGTCAGACTCTTCAAAGCCATCACCAAAGGAGTTACCCATGATTTCGCCAGCTTCTTCACCAGTTTCTTCTGCTGCGTCTTTAATCTTTGTATCATTACTGATTTTACCCTCGGCTGAGCTGATACCCTTAGATACACCCTTATCTAGCAGTCCAGTTGCTGCGTTAGCTACTGCATCAATGGCACCACTAGCAGCATTTTTACCCGCATCAACCAATCCATAAAGACCGTCAATAACGAAATTGATACTGTCACCAATCCATCCAAATATTCCACCAACACCTGGAATTCTTTCAAGGAAACTAAACACTTTAGCAACAGCTTTTGGAATTAGTGTAAAGTATCCGATTATCAACTTAATTCCACCAGCGGTGATCCACACCATTCCCTTTAGCAAAGCGGCAATTAACTTAATAACAATCTTTACTGCACCAGAGGTAGCGGCAACAAGGTAATCAAAAGCTTTACCCCAGTTGCCTTGGAATATTGAAACAACAAACATTACGATATCAATAATCATGTACAGATATGGCTGAATAAAGTTTTCAACCAGCATCTTAAACCAAGAAGCTACCTTTTGTAATACTTTTCCAACTACTTCAAATGCTTTTGAAAGACCGCCAACAGCATCTCCACCTTTCTTAGAACCACCACCGATTATTGAAAACAAATCCACAAACGGTTGGATCAGTAACAGAATGGCTTCTTTAAATATTGCCCATGCATTCTTAACTCTTAATATCGCACCAGAAGCTTTATCTTTAAAAGCACTAAAGTTTTTAACAATGATATAAACAGCAACTCCGATACCAAGCATGATTGCACCGATACCAGTTGATATGAGAGCAACCTTCATTAGCTTAAGAGCAATTGTTCCAAGCTTTGTAGCCTTCATGAAGCCAGTCATTGCGGTTGTCATTGTTCTGATTACACCAGTACCACCACCACCAGCCATCTGTTGAATCTGCATTGCTTGAACTGCGGCTTTAGCGCCTTGTACCGACTTTGTATAAGCGGCTACTGGACCAGCGTTAAATGCAGCTGACGCTAGACCTCTAATATTTCCTGCACCAGTTGCAATCCCTCCACGGGTAGGTAGCATTCCTCTTGCAAAACCTCTTCCTGTTACGCCAGTAGCTGAAGTAAATGAATCAGCCAAACCAGGAAGCGCCGCTGTTCTTCTTGCTATTGCACCACCAATACCACCACGAGCAATTCTTAATGCTCTATCTTCAGTAATATCTACAAGACCTCTCTTTGTAGCAAGCCTTGCTCCACCAGCACCAGTTCTTGATATTCCAGCATCTGTGAGCATGGACTCTCTTAACACTGATGCTTCAGAAATTTTTCCAAGAATGTTACCACCAACAAAACCACCCCTTGGACCAATTACACGACCACGAGCATTAAGTCGCATATTATTAGCAGAAAGCATACTTGCTTCATTTCTAAGATACTGATCTACACCCAGTCTTCCTGTTGCTGCATGAGAAAGCCTCGCTGCTCTGTTTGCATTGATGGCACTTGTTCTAGCAGCGCCTGTAAGTCCAGTTAATGGTGTTGGGGTTGGAGCAATATTGCCAGGGAGTGTGATGTTGCGACCAACTCTTGTTGGCATACCAATCATTGATGATGCTGTACCGCCAGCAGGTGCAAAACTTGGAAGCATAGAAAGTGGTTGTTTCTTGCCAAGGAAACTGTTATACATATCTGTCATTGCCGTGGTTGCTTTCTTTGCTCCACCAGCAATTCCTACAAGACCACCTTCAAAATTCTTTAACTTCGGTAAGAAGAATGTAGCTGCTCTTCCAAGCACACCGATAGATGATTGCATTGTTCCTAATGCAAGAATTACTGGTGCCATTACTGCTAAGAAACCGAGGAAGCCAAGAATTAATTTGGATATTCTTTCTCTTGTTGTGTCACTTAGTGCTTGCCATTTTAGATAAAGATTGTTGATCGTATCAGACAGTTTCTTTAATGATGGAGTTACATTTCTAAGTACATCTGCAGCAAAGTTTTTAAATGCAATCTTAATTCTCTGCGTAGCAACCGAAAGAGATTTCAATGACTGCTCTAATTCCATGTTTGCTACATCAGCAGCACCAGATGCACCTGCGAGCTCAACAAGCATTGCACGACCAGCCTGTGTTTTTACCTGGCTGATTAAGTCAATGTCTTCATTCAACTTCTTCTCTTTAATCAGCTTAGCTACAGCATCTCGTGCCTCCATAGCACCTTTCTTTTCTGCTGCTGTAATACCACCGCCTGCACCTTTGCCTTTAAACCCATCAACCAATGCTCCAACTTCAGCAGTAGCAATTCTTGCGATAACACCAATATCACTAAACTGACTTATTGTTTCTGGAAGTGCTGTACCGTTGAGTTTATTAAAGGCTCTGATGGATCCTTCAGCAACACCTGCCATTAATCTTTCTGGTGATTGATTAGCATTAACATTTTTCAAAGCAGCATCAAACTGATTCAATTGTTCAATAGCAACATACATTCTTGGACCCTGACGCTTTTCAAATATTTCAGACATCAGTTTCAGTCCAGCTTCAGTGTTTTTTCCACCTTCAACAACTTTTCCAAAAATATCAACAATAGCCTGAAGTCCTGTTAGACCAGTCTTTGTTGATTCGCTAAATGCGTTACCAGATTTGCCAGTAACACCATATTGCTTAGAAAGTTTTGCTAGTAGTTCAACATTTTGCTTAGTAGGTACAATTGCTCTCTGAAGAGAAACTTTAATTGAGTTTGCAGAAGCACCAATATCAAAACCAGCAGCCTTCATTGGTGCAAGCAAAGCTGCTGCTTCTGTCATTGACAGACCGAAGCTCAAAGCCATACCACCAAGTTCAGGCAATGAATCAGCAAGGTCTTTCAACGAAAGTGCGGTGACATTTTCAATTGTGTTGAACATATTGAGCTGAACTGTTGCTGACGCTATAGCTTTAGATTCACGATCAGCGGCTGATGTTACTTCATCAAATGCGCCAGCAACCTCGTATGCTCTCGTTGCATTAAAGAACAAAGCCGAGGATAGATCTTGTGCACCAGATGCATCCATTCCTCCCAATTTTTCTGCAGCTAATGCTAATTCAGTAAGTGCTACAATATTTTCATTTGCAGTAACACCAAGTTCTGCAAAATCAACAGCCAGGCTAACTACTAAATCTTTTGCGACACCAAATCTTGCGCTTTGCTCGGTCAAAGCAGTATTTAGCTCTCTAAAGGAGTCGGTCATTTGCTTGACTCTTTTCTCCTTGTCTGGACCAAGATAATCTTTAAGCTTTGAGTTTGCTTGATCCGTTGTCATAGCAACGCCTTCAAGAACCTTTGTCAATCTTACAAATTGCTCATCAACCTTCAACAAGCTCTGGAAGCCCATTCTTGCAAATAGAAGGATTGGAGCTGTGAGGTTAATCATCAAGCTTCTACCAACGAACTGTGCGTCTTTACCAATTCGTTGTAGCTTTAGTGATATTGAACTAAGGTCTGAACCAAATGCTCTAATTCGCAAACCTCTTAGGGTTGAATTAAATTGCTTTAATTCATTCCTGCTTTGAATTAGTTCTCTACCAAACGCTGTGGTTGTACCACCAGCTGATTGAATAGCCATAGCGTATGACTTGATGTTTGATTGAACACGCTTAGTCTCTGCGCCAAGAGCCTTCTGATTTGCAATCATCTGCTTGGCAGTCTTCGCATGATCATTCATGCTTCTGTTTGTCATTCCAAGAGCTTTGTTCACAGCTCGGCTGTGAGCATCAAGCTTGCTCATTGGTACCGTAATACCCCTTAGATTGAGGGCTAAGGCTCTAGTAGCGGCGCTAAGGTTAGTAATATCCTTAACGCCATTAGTATGTACATTAATTATTAGATCAACATCAGACATGTTTGTACCAACAAATATTATCCCATTTTTTTAGATAATCAGCAATCATTAATCTGCTTGATATCCCAATGGAATGCCGAAGTTCATTACTTCAAATGGTCTCATTGGCTCATCTGGCACTCTATCTTCTGGCGAGTACCAGTCATCTTCAAAGTCAACATCAGCGCCTTGAGCCAAGGCGAGCGCTTTGATATTCTTACTGAATTCATTAGTACAAGCTCGGTACAATAGAAACATCTCATGAAGGATTAGAGATTCTTCTAATTCCTCTAGATTTTTCCATGCACCGACCTGTACAAATATTTCTGATTCATATTTGAGAAGGGGAATCTCATTCCATGACAAGGGTTCACCACCCTCGCCATCCCCGTTTATTGGTTTGGGTCGTTACCCATTGCTGCAGCCATTACTTCACCAAATGTTCTAAGGTCAAGAATGTCTTCAAGCAAATCACGATTTGCAGCCAACTCTGGATCAGCCTTTCTCAGTGCGATTGAGGCTGCTGCGATCATCTTATCAATGTCCTCATCAGTCATTCCAGCTTCGTCATTGGACTTCATATCGTTTGCAACCTTCATGAATTCACGAAGGTGCTTAATTGTCAAAGGCTTTACAATTCTCTTCTTTCCATCAGAAAATGTAATCTCAGTACCCTTAAACAGATCAGTATTTGTTGCCATTTTTTATGTGCTCCTTGTTTTATAATAATGGGAATAATGCAAAAACTCCCAAGTTTCAGTATATCATACCGACTCTCAGGAGTTTTCGCTTAGTACAAACTTTTGGTTTTAATTAGATTTGGTCAATGATCTTGCCATATTCGTAACCAGTGTCACCGACTACTGGAAGAACACGGAACGAAACTTCAAAAACTGAAGCTTCTGCTCTCTTCATTGATAGCATTGAAGTGGTCATTGACACTGCTCGCTTAGTGTTAAACTTGCGTGTCTTTGTCACTGATGCTGTTGAACCTGGGGCATATCCAGTTACCTGGAGTGCGTACTCAAATGGGTACACGCTCTGTGAACCGAACAACAAGGTCTTGGTGTTTGCGCCATCATTGTTTGCTTTGATGTCATCTCCACCAGTTGTATTGTCGTAGCTCCATGCTGTTGCAAGGTTGTTAAGAGTTCCTTCTGCGAGGGTTGTCTTAACCATTACTTTCACCTTTGACTGAATGACCTTTGCTGCGTCACCGTACTGGTCAATTTCAATGTCAACCATGTCTGGTTCCCACGAAATTTCAAGACCACCTTGGGTTGCGCCCACATCTGTCAAGCTATCAAAATCTGAGTTTGTCATCGTGATGTTGGAAACACCAGTTTTTACTGTTGCTTCACCAACTACGATATTGGAAGTTGTTACTGCCATTTTACTATCCTCCTGTTATTCAAGGACAAATATTTTCTTGCCCTTGCGATCTCGCCATTTAGAAATCTTTACGGCGTGATCTAATTTTATTTCATCTGAGCGGCGACCTATTCCTACGCCTTTTTGCCACTCAAACTCATAAACCTCTTTACCTAGTTTCACGGAAAACCCTGGGGTCTTGCCGATGTATGTAATTACATTATACTTCATATACTTTTATGATACCACAAATATATCAGAGGCTCACTGAGAACAGCGAGAAATCAAGGTCCATTTGGTACCAACCTTCTTTTTCAATAGGCTCTGACAAAGAACTTGATACCAGTTGTGAGCTAAGAACTCTTACGCTTGAACTGGCAACATTCCCTTGAATCTGATCCCCTTCTCCAAGGAGCTTGATTAATCTTTCTGAGATTTGAAATAACCTGTCAACATCCGAATCATAAATAGAGTATCTAATTGCGTCATACCTGTTCCAGTATGACTCAACAGATGGGATATGTGGATTGTAATAGTAAATTACAAAAGGAGCTGTTTCTGTGCTGTAACCAATTACTGGGAAAAAATTCATAACTTTCCCAGCAATATTAGCCAGAGTGGTATCTGCCTTAAGGTAAGTGTTTATAGAATAGACGCTAATTGGCATAAACTACCTTACCACATCCACCCCGCCAGCACCTCTTGCGGTAAAACCTTGTCTAATAAATTCTTGTTTAAGGTTTTTAATAATAACTTGTTTTGCAATCTCTCTAATTTCTTTTCTTTTTGAAGGAATCGCTACTTTTCTAACAGCTCTATAGAACTCCGAATAGCCTTGTGCAACAGAGGCTGATCTTACTTTCATAATCCCATTTCCTTTTCCTCTGATTACACCACCACCTTTTTTACCAGTTAAAAGAATTGCAGATCCGATCTGGATGTTTCCACCATCTTTTCTAAATGACCCTTTTGGATATGGTTTTACTTTTAAAGTCATGCCTGTTGGACCAAATGGAATGATTTCGTATTGTAAATACTTTGCAGCCCTTCCTAGATCGGCTGTTGCCATCTTCATGTCACGCTTTGACCTCATCATTGCCTGCACTTGTGCATGCTGAACTCGGACTGGTAGGACTGAATAGTAAATAGCAGCCATCTCTGTTTGAATCAAAGCTGACTTGTTAACCCGAATACTAAGCATTTTCCGTAATCTTCCTACAGGTTAAAAGAATCATTCTAACCTTACCGTTATAACCAGTTCTTTTATCAATGTTTACAATCTCTACTGGATAATCAACTATTGAATTACCGTAGCGGTCAACTACATTTTGAATTTTATTGCTATAGTTTGCATACTGAGCATCTTTGTGTGAAATAAAAAATTCAACCTCGTCAATATTTGCAACATACGGATATGTTCTTCTTTCAGAAGACATTGACTGATACAGGGCTTTAATTGTTCCCGACATTGTGTATGATGTTGTTTGTTGCCCAGCAGCATTAACAGATGTTGTCTTAGTGTAGACATCCATTTTGTGCGGAAGGTTTATAAAAACACCGTTAGACATTTAAACCACATAGTCCATTACAAACAGCGTGTAGTCCATAAGAAGGACATCTGCATCAATGTTGCCCGTTGTCTCAAAGAAGTTTGTGGTATTGATTTCATATCTAATTGTATCCATTTCAACTCTTTGAATTCCATGCCTTCTGAATTCAGAATCGTCATTCATCATGTCAACCAGCAAAAGATCCGCTGCCTGCTCAATATTGTTCGGAACAAATTGCCAACCAAAATCACCCTCAACTCTGTAAATACTTTGCTTATCAAATCTATTTACAAGCAAAAGAACATTCACGCTATCCAGAACAGATTTTCTAAATTGCAGGTAGTAGGAACTACCGAAGCTGTGAGGCTCTCTGATTTTCTCAATGTGATTTAAAGTTGCATCGGAGTAGTCGTGCAGAACCGTTTCATCATTTGTTCCTGGGTCGGATGTGACTTTCCTTAGCGTAGTGATTGGGTTTGGGATATGAAGTGTATTCTTCCCAGAACCCATGACCTCAAGATATTTATTAGGATAGTATTCAAAGGATTGACCACAGTAGGTATTAATAATATTCCTTACCTTTTTCTCCATCTTTTCAAACTTGTCATACCAATCGGTTTCAAGCTCTGGATGGTCTTCAAAGAAGGTGTCAATATCAATGTATGGCGTATAGACATTAAAGTATTGTGACTGTGTGTATGATGTCGCACTTATCGTATATGTAAAATCAGCACGATATCTTCCCGCAGCATTTAGCACATAGATACCAGAAGCTGCTTGACCATAGGTGATAGTATAAACTCCAGCACTTGATCTTGTTGCGTTTGTTGGACCAGAAACAAGTGATCCAAATTCATGGTATAAACTAACTGACACCACATTAGATGTAGGGTCGCTTGGAAGCGTTAAAGTTAGTGTTTTGCTTGTTTCAATCTTTACATCATCCATAATACAATTATAACAGTATTACTGTTTTTCAGCCTTTAAAAAGTCTGCATTGCTAATGACACTTCTAAATCATTTATTTTATTAGTGACATTTTGCGTATTAAGAATCCATTTTTCCCCATCCCAAACCCAAGTCTTTCCGTTAGCAGAATGCGTATCGTCAGTAGCTGGATTGGAGGGAAAATTGATAGCAGCCATAGTTAGTATCCATTATAGATTATAAAGAACTTTTTTACGAATTTTTAAACAATTCTATTAACATAGCCAGAAATGTTAATAACATTTGCTGTTCCAGCAAACCCTCTAATAACAAGAGAGTTGTTCATAGGAAGCCCTGGGACAACTAGTGTTAATCCAGCCTCAGCAGGAATGGTTGATTCAATATGATCTGTGTTAGCAGTTGTTCCACCGTATTCAATGGTTAGTTTAACTGCACTTGTTGATGAGTTAACGGCATAAATCCAAATTTCATCTAATGATGATGTCCCAGAAACGCAAGTATGAATCAATGTACCAGCAGTTGCGGTATTAGCAATTACAATTTGCTTACCATCTGTTGAGCCAGATAAGAGTCGTTTATAAAAGGTTGCCATAGTCTATATCAATTATAATCCATTTAGAGCTTTTTTACCACTTATTATGAGGGCAATTTAAACCCTCAATAACAATAGATGTAACAAAACAGTTACATTCATGTTCGGTGCAATTTTTATTTTCTCCAAGATATTCACACTGCTCGCATATGCGAATACATTCTTTTTTCTCTTCTGTGAGATCTTGTAAGTTTTCCCAAATTATCATGCCCAGTATACCCAATGCTCCCATGTTCCAGACAGGTTTGTGTAAGTTGCTGTCCCAGCTTGTCCTGTACCCCATATTAGACCATTCGGGAATGAACCGCAAGTTGATCCGTTCCAACCAGCACCTACAGCCCCATCCGAGTTTCCCCAGTTGCATGACTGCTGCACATTGTTAAAGAATCCATGACCACCTGCATATCCAAGAAATATCCTATACCCAGTTCTTGTTCCAGATGTTGTATAAATGTTTGTAAAGTTTGTTGTGTTGTATCTCTCGTATCCAGCAAAATAACCAGTATGTCGTATATCCAAAGTATCTCTTTGAACAAGCAACCCCTGATATGGAATATCCAAACCCAATCTATTTACTGTTGCGGTTCCGTTGTATGGACTTGAAAAAACTCTTACCCAAGGTTTTGATTCAATATAATTTGGTGAATAATACAATTCAACTGCCGATGTCATTGCGCCATCTCTAAACCAATAATTTCCTGCTGGATAACCAAGGTTTTGCAAAAACATTGGTGATGTTGCTGGATTAGATTGCGTTCCGTATGCTGGTGGTTTCTGAAGAGGATACCTTACGACAACAATTCCAGATCCACCTTCACCACCTTTATTGGTATTGTTATAGTGGGAACCTCCACCACCTCCACCACCAGTATTTGAGCCAGCATCACCGCCTCTGGTATTAGTTTGTGCATTGTTACTACCACCGTATCCGCTATATCCATTATTATAACCAGCACCGCCAGAGTTAGAACCTACTGCCCCACCGCCTCCACCACCAATGCCTCCGTTACCACCGCTGCCAGCAGAATAAGCAGCTCCACCACCTCCACCGCCCCAATATAAATCAACACCAAGGATTGAAGAAAATTTTCCAGGACCACCATTTGGTTGATTTGTTGAGTCAGCACCTGGACCGCCTGCACCACCACCTCCACCAGAATAGTATTGACCACCACCTTGCCCACCACGACTTCCTTGACCAGAAGTTCCTACAACTGGTGCTCTGACATTGGTATCGCTGTATCCACTATGACCACCACCAGAACCGCCAGTAACTCCATTGCCATTATTTGGTGTGTATCCATAATATGAACTTCCACCATAACCACCACCAATTGCGGTTAATGTTCCAAATGTAGAATTATTACCGCTTGTTGCAGAAATAGTAAATTGATGAACTGATGGCTGTGGTCCTGCAGTACCATCTGTCCTGTATCCACCATTACCTGCTGGACCACCAAACCCACCTCTACCAACAGAAAGCGATATAACCTCTGGTCCTTTAACAGGATATATGCCAGTGAGAACTCCACCGCCCCCACCGCCTCCACCCATATCCATTCCACCGCCCCCACCGCCAGCAACAACAAGGTATTCAACATATCCATCTGAACCAGGATCGTGAATTGTGATAGATGATGAACCAACAGTTGTAAATGCGTGAACACGGTATTGAATACTGCCAACAGTAATTGTTGATTCAACTCCACCAGTTGCTATTACTGGTCTAAAGCCCGTATATCTAGATACTGTTTTACTAGGGTTTAATTTTCGTATATCCATTAATAAGATGTTCCATTCCAGGCTTTTTTAATTACCCGAATATTTGTGAATCCACCTGTGTTTGCAGAGTTTGAATAAAATGAACTATCAACATACACAGTTTTACCAGCAGCATACGCCGCACTATAAAGAAGCGTTGCGCCATTGTAATGCTTGTTAAAACCATCTGCTGTATATACAATATAAAATTTACTTAAAGGAGACCACACAGCCAAGCTTTCATTGCCAGCTCCGTTATTGTACATACCATAATTACTTTGTCTATAAGGGTATGATGCATGGTCAATACTTGCATAACTAGCATTTGTTGTTGGATCTTCATTCCATCCAATCATTGCGTAGTTAAATGTTGTATCAACATAGCTTGAGTTTTTATTAAACTCAATTGTGCATGGCGCTGTGAATGATTGAGATGAGTAGGCTTGATTATCCCAACCAAACCCGCCTGACATTTTAAATATTGAAACAAGGTCTGTGCCGTTTCCTCTTGCAATTAAATTTCCACTTAATGTGAAGTTAAGAGTTTCATATTGTAAATAAGTAGGGAGATTATTAGGCAACCAAGTTGAAACAGATGTTGACGGTAATAATCTTTCCGCTTTCATTACGAGAATATTCTTGCTGCCAGAATTGGCTGATCATCGTCAGCTACACCTCCAAGAGCAACCCATGAACTTCCAATATATGCCTTAATTGTTGGCACTGTTGAATCAACCCAGAGATCACCTTCTGTTGGAGATACTGGGGCAGTATTGGAATACGGAATAAGCTTTTCTTTAGCATCAAGTTGTGATTGTATTGACGATGTAACCCCGTCTAAATATCCAATCTCTGTTGATGTAACATTAGCAATTGATGTTGTTTCTGGAAGAACAATTGTTCCCGTGAATGTAGCATTTGCAAGAGGGGCTTTTAGATCAAGTGCTGTCTGTGTAGCGTTTGAGATTGGCTTTCCAAGGTCTGTTGTATTATCAACACTTCCAAGACCAACCATTGATTTTGTAATACCTGAAACAGTTCCTGTGAAGGTAGGATCCGCAAGTGGTGCTTTAAGAGCGATTGATGATGTCAATGTTGTTGACAGAGATTCGTTATTTGCAAGCGATGTTGCAATCTCACCAAGAGTGTCTAGTGTTGCTGGTGCTGAATTTATCAAATCCCCAATAACGGTTTTTACATAAGCAGTCGTTGCGATCTGTGTATTATTTACTGTGTTAGCGGCAGTTGGGGCTGTTGGTACTCCAGTAAATGCTGGGGATGCAATGTTGGCTTTTAAAGTAACTGTATTTGAAAGAGTACTAACATTGGCAGACAGGGTTGTGACAGTATTTGAAAGAGTACTTGCATTACCTGAAATGTCTGTTACGGTGTTTGACAATGTACTTAGATTTGCAACTGTTGCATAAACTGTTGGTGTTACCCATTCTAAGCCAATCGCAGTGGATGAGTTCGCAGTTAATACCTTCCCATTAGTCCCGACTGGAAGACGGACTATCTCAGAAGAATTTCTTGCTAAGATATCTCCCTTTGTTGTTAGGGTTGTAGAACCACCCTCTGGACCTGTGAGACCAGTAGCACCTTGAGAACCATCAGCGCCAGATGTTTCAACCCAATAACTATCGTAATAAATAAATGTTTTACCAGTATCAGATTCAAACCACAAGTCACCCTCTGATGGCGATACTGGTGGTGTTTGAGATACGGTTATACCGCCAGAGCTACTAAACTCAACAATTGCATTACTTGTGTTCTTGTAATAAATTTTTCCATCAGCATAGTTAATAGCAAGCTCACCAGTCTCAAGAGATGTAGGAGCAGTATTAGCAGTACCCGAATTTTTTAATTTAATTACATTAGCCATTTAAGCCTCTTGTTTAGAAAGTACCACCATCAATTGTAGCAGTGTTCGCAGCAAGTGCTGCGAGCTGAGCGCTGTAGGCTTGAACATTTGAACCGATTGCAAGACCTAGTGCGGTTCTTGCATCAGCGGCTGTCGTTGATCCAGTACCGCCGTAAGCTAGTCCAACAGCAGTTCCCTGCCATGTACCAGTAGCGATTGTACCAACAGATGTAAGGCTTGATGTAACAACACTTGAAGCCAAAGTTGTATTTGAAAGTACTGCTGAGCCCCCAATGTAGAATGACTTACCAGAAACAATATTGAAGTGCTCAGAAGATGTCCAAGCGTCAGTAGCATCAACCCAGTTCAATGTCTTATCTGTTGCACCTTTGATTGTAAATCCAGCACCATCAGCAGTAGTATCTGTCGGTGTTTCAACATTAGCAAGAACAATATTCTTATCTTCAACAACGAGTGTTGCTGTGTTAAGAGTTGTTGTATTGCCTTGAACAGTTAAGTCTCCAGTAACAGTCAGGTTGCCTGGTGTTGTGACATTTGCTGCCAAAGAAATTGTTCCAGCGTTATAAACAATTTGGTTTTCAGTACCAGACAGGGTTGGAAGTGAACTGTCAACATATGCCTTTGTAGCAGCATGCGTATTGGCTGAAGGAGTGGGAACAATTACAACACCAGAAAAAGTCTTGTCTCCAGTGATTGTTTGTGCTGTTGAAAGTGTTGTATAAGCACCATAACCACCAATAGCCTCCACAGCAGTAGCGCTTCCACCTGCACCACCAGTTCCCTTACCGTAGTAAAGAATATTATCTACTTCGTTAAATGCTAATTCTGCATTCTCCAAACTTGTAGGTGCGCCAGCACTGCCAGTCGCCCTTCTTTTAATTCTCAGCGTATTCGCCATTAGTAATTCCCTCCATCCATTAATAGATTTGCTGCACTATGAACATGATCTGCCCTAGCCGCTAAATTGCTTACTCCAACACTTGCAGTTCTAGTGACATCGGCTGGATCTGATGTAGCAAAGGAAAGTGATGCTAAATTTATAGTTCCAGCGGATTGAGTTAGTACTGTTGTATCATTCGTTTGTACGGTTACTGCTGTAATCTCAGAAGCAACCGTGATATTTGAGACATCTGTAGATACAGATAGAGATGTTATGTCACCACTAGTTACCTGAACGGTTGTGATGTCCCCAGCCATTACCTACTTACCTCACCAGTTACTGTTACTGTTCCAGTAATCAGTGTGGTGATAATGGTGCCATTAGTTTCTTGAAAATCATAAACATATGTCCCTGCAGCAATATTTGCTGTAGCCGCAGCAGACAAAGACATAACAACAATGCCATTAGCACCGTTTGTAATTTCAGATGTAAATGTCGCTGCAGCCGTGTCAGAGTTTCTTTTCTTTCTAATCTGACCAGAGTAAGTTCTAGATGTAATAGTTACATTAGCATTAGCACTATTTCTAATGCGTAGCTCATGAGCATAAGTATCGCCTTGATAAATAGTAATATTTCTAGTTGCAGCCATAATATCTCCTATAAGATATTATCAAAGATTGGTTATGCCAGCAACGCAGCCCAAGTGTCTTGATCAACATCACCTGTAACTGAAAGACCTCTTGATTTTTGAAATTGCTTTACAAGCTCTTGTGTTTTAGGTCCAAAATCACCATCTGGCTTGCAAGCAAAACCATGTTTTGCAAGAAGAGTTTGCGCTTGCTTTACGGCAGAGCCTTTATTATCTTTCACAATGTTTGGCTTAGATGCAGCAGCTACTTTATTTGGAGCAGGGGTTGCTGCCTTTGCTTCAGCAGCAGCTTTTTGCTCTGTTACTGAACCAAATGGACTGCCTGGCTTTGGATTACGAGCAACATAATCCTTTACTGCTTGAGGTACTGCGTCACCACAAACATAACGGATATGCCAAGGCTCTGAAGGAACTACTTCCCAACTCCACCCAAACTTTTCAACATTAGCAATCAACCAATTAATTCTTTTCTTATCACTTGCATTAGCAATATCAACTGCCAAGCCGAGGTTATGCTGTGACTTACCAGGTGTGGCAAGCATCGCCATACCTTTCTTCAAGTACCAAGTCTTACCTTCAAAAGTTTTTGTTGATCCAGTTCCTGTATTCTCAAGAGTGTAGCGAGTAAGAAATCCAGCCTTTTGGCTCTCATAACTACGATATAGATCGCCGCTACTCGTGGGCTTAAGCTCAACACCATCAGCCTTTGCAGCCTCAACCATTGCCAACCATGCATCAGCCGCAAGGTAAAACAATTTTCCACCGCCTGGAATATCCCTGAGTAAACTTGCATGTAATTTACCTGGTTCAACACCTTTAAGCGCAACAGGCATCTTTACTTCAACGATATAATCCCATTCTGTTCTCTTAGCCATTACTTAATCTCCTTATTCTTTAGTTGCTTTTTTGTCAATCTTAGAAAAAACACTATTGATTTCTTCAATACTAAGTTTACCATCATCCAGGAAAGCTCGTGACAAACCTTCAACAACATACGCAACACCCGCAATGCCCGCCATGAAAATTGCTTTCCATAGCGGGACACCTGCGATTGATCCAGCACCGACAACACCTAAGCCAGTTGCGGCGAAGGTAGCGAGTATTCTGAGTAGAATATTCTTTATCTGTGCCATTGTCTTAACCTACTTGGTTCTTCCAAAAGCCGAATCGTTTGGATTCAACCAACGCATAATTACTGGTGCAATAGCAGCGACACCTGCTGTAGCAATTGCTTTCGGGTCATGATTGCCTGTCATATAGACAGCCAAAGCAGCTCCAAAAAACGATCTCGCCCATGACGAGAGCATTTTCTTATTTGATTCATTCAACAAAGTAGACAAAAGACCACCTCCTTACCCCAACGGGTCAATACCTATTATATCTCAGAGTTATTTATTCGTCATTCTTTAGAATTTCATGTACATAATGCACAAGAATAGCAGTTAGCGTTGCAATTCCAGCAATTCTCTGAGTTACCCCAGAAAGCGTAATGTAGACAACAAGGCTTCCTGCGAGGGTAAATGCCAATCCAGCAGTAATATCCCACATCTTTTTGCTAAAACCAAACCAATTAAACTTTTTCATTTCTTTACCCTCCCTTATATAATACTTGTATATACTATTTTTTGTAAAATCTTCACCATCATCTTCCCCTGGACCTGCAATTTCTCCAGAGAACCCACCTTCTGACTCTTCTTCCTTTCTAGAACGACCTTCGGTTCCCCCAGAACTTCCAGAACCACCAGACCCTCCCGAACCACCGCCAGATGAACCACCAGTGCTTCCTCCAGTAGATGCAGAGCCAACAGCTATTGCAGCTACTGCGGCTGTTGCAGCCAAGATTGATTTACGGGTTCCAACATCAATAGATGAACCTGTTGGGATGTAGTCATCAAACCCATCTCCATAGATGTCAACTTCTTCCTCAAACGATTCCTTAAT